GGTGGTTATAGACCAAATTTATTTAAGGTATCAATTGCAAGTCCATTTATGGTTAATGCTACCAAATCATCATACTTGTGTAAGTCAACAAGTTTGCCACCTAGTAATTTAGGTTTGGCAGATGTGTCTTATATGGGTCGTAAGATTAAGATCGCTGGTGATAAGGAGTTTCCATCATGGACAACTGATTTTTATGAGGATAACGATATGGTAAATCGTAAATCTTTTGAATATTGGTTATCAAAAATTTCAGCACATGAAGCTAATACTGGTTATATTAAACCAAGTGAGTATTATGCTACTATTGTTTTGGATTTATTGAGTCATGAAACTGGTAATCCGGTTAGAACGTATAAACTAATTAATGCTTTTCCAACAGAAGTTGGTGAGCTGGCATTAGCATATGATTCTAATGATACAATTGGTGAATTTTCGGTAACATGGGAATTTAACTATTGGACAGTAAACGATATTGATATTTAAAATCAAGTAATATAAAAAGGGTAAATTTTGGTTTACCCTTTTTTATATGTATAAATACTTATATAACAATTTGAAATAGGTTTACTATGGAATTATTTGGCTGGAATATAAAGAAAATCGTTGGGAATAACCCAAAGGGTACTACATTTGTACAACCCCATAAAGAAGATGGGGCAATTGAGATCCATAATCAAGATGGATTTGCAAGTCAAAATGAACATATTATCAATCTGGATAATATTCCTACTGATGATTACAATTTAATTGTAACATATCGAAATTTAGCATTAAACCAATATATTGATGAAGGTATTCAAGAAGTTGTAAATGAAGCAATCATTCCGGATAATTTTGCCGATATTGTAAGTTTAAATCTTGATGCTATTGAACCATCAATACTTTCTGAAAAAATGAAAGAAAGGTTAATAGAAGAATTTGATGAAATTTTAAGATTATTAAATTTTAAAAATGATGCATATGGATTATTCCAAAAATGGTATATTGATGGAAGAATTTATTTCCATAAAATGATCGATAAGAATAAAATTAAAAAAGGTATTACACAATTAATGCCTATTGACCCATTGGATATTAAATTAATCCGTGAGGTTAAAAGTACAACAACTGACGCTGTTCCTCTATATAAAACAGAAGATATAAACGAATATTATATTTATGATAAATTGGCTATTAAAAGTAAAAATAGCTATGCAGATACAAGTGCTGTTAAGATTGCCAAAGAAAATATTACATATGTAACATCTGGATTAGCTTCTTCTGATGGTTTGGTTATTTTAAGTTATTTGTATAAATCTATTAAACCATTTAACAATTTAAAGATGATGGAAGATTCTTTAATTGTTTATCGTGTAAGTCGTGCTCCCGAAAGACGTATTTTTTATGTTGATGTTGGTTCTTTACCAACTGGTAAAGCTGAACAATATTTAAAAAATGTTATGGATAAGTTTTCTACTAAGATTACTTATGATGTAAATACTGGTGCTATTTCAAATCGTAAAAACTATCAATCAATCATGGAAGATTATTGGTTACCAAGACGAGAAGGTGGAAAAGGAACAGAAGTTTCAACACTACCTGGGGGTCAAAACTTGGGTGAATTGGAAGATGTTAATTACATGAAAACCAAATTATATAAGTCTTTGGGTATTCCATTATCAAGATTTCAAGATGATAGTGCATCATTTAATTTAGGTAGAACATCCGAAATTACAAGGGATGAATTAAGATTCAATAAATTTGTTAATAGACTGAGAGTTAAATTTTCAGGATTATTTGAAGATTTATTAAGAACCAATTTAATTTTAAAACAAATAATTGAACCAAAAGAATGGGAAAATATTGTTCAGGATATTAAATATGTTTATAACGAGGACAATTATTTTGCCGAGTTAAAAGAAGTTGAAATACTTCAAGAACGTATGAACACTTACGAAATTATAAATAATAATGGAGTAATAGGAAAATATTTATCTAATGATACCGTTAGAAAAACTGTATTGAAACAAACACAGGAAGAAATGGAATATGAAGATAAATTGATTGAAAAAGAAAAAACTGTAAAACAATATCAACCAAAAGAAGAAGAATTTTAAGGGGATAAAAATATGAGCTATGTAGACAACGTAATAAACAAAAAACCAGAAGAATTTAAACATGATGTAATTGCAACAATCAAAGAAAAGATTGGTGGATATATTGATTGGCGTAAAAATCAAATTGCAAAGGAACTATTCAAAAAATGATTTCATATAAAGAGTTCAATGAAGATTTATTTGAAGATCTAAACGATGAACGATTATTTGACATCATTTTAGAAGAATATGAAGATGATGATTTATTATCGGAAGATGATACAAGTTTCATCATGGAATATTTAGATTCAAATGAATTTGAAAACGAAGAATTTATTGCCGAAAAAACTTATTTAAAAAAGGTTTTGGGTGGTGGTAGACGTATTCGTAAAAAAGATACACGTAAATTAAAATCTTTACAGTCTGATGGTAAGGGTGGTGTTAAAAAACTATCTGCTGGAAAACGTCATAAACTAAAAAAACAAGCTAAGAAAGCATGGAAGAAAGGTGGTAGACGTTCGGCCTCTGCTAAAAAACGTGTAGCTAAAAAGACCAAGAAAACACAACGTAAAAAAGGTGGTACAATCTCATGATTTTAATGCGAGAAGAATTTGAAGATATTCAATCAAATATCATAACAGAAAGTGAAGGTAAAAAGACAATGTATATTGAGGGTGTATTTATGCAAGATACACTTAAAAATAGAAATGGTCGTGTTTATCCAAAAAGTGTTATGTCTCATGCGGTAAAACAATATAATGAGAAATATGTACAAAAACATAGATCATTGGGCGAATTAAATCATCCTACACAAGCAACTGTTAATCCTGAAAAAGCATGTCATTTAATTACACATTTAAAAGAAGATGGTAATAATTGGATTGGTAAAGCGAAAGTTTTAAATACTCCAATGGGGTCAATTGTTAAAAATTTGATTGAAGATGGTGTTCAATTAGGTGTTAGTTCAAGAGGTTTAGGTACTGTAAAAGAATCTAATGGTTCTAATGTTGTACAAAATGACTATTGGATTTCCGCTGTTGATACTGTATTTGATCCATCAGCACCAGATGCATTTGTTAATGGTATCATGGAAAACAAAGAATGGATTTTTGAAAATGGTGTATTAGTTGAACAAGATATTGAAAAAATTCAAGATGAAGTTAATATCCTTGTACACAAAAGACAGTTCAATGAAGATGCTATGGAAAAAATATTCCAAAAAGTCATTACAAATATATAATTTTATAAATATATAAAATATATAAAAATAATTAATTATTATTAGGAGAAATTAACAATGCCAAAATTATTCACAGACGAAGATAAAACAATTCTTTTTGAAGGTGTTGATATTGCTGATGATAATCAAAATGAATTCATGGTTAAAATGGAATCAATGATTACATCAAAGGTATCTGAATTAAAAACTAAATTAAATGAAAGTTTTGAAGCTGAAAAAGATGGAATTTTAGTATCACACAAAAAAGAAATCACAGAAGATATGGAAACAAAAATTGATTCATACCTTGATTATGTGGTTGAAACTTGGGTAGAAGATAACGAAATTGCTCTGGATGCAGGTATCAAAAGCGAAATCTTAGAAGGATTTGTTTCAGGTCTGAAAGATCTATACGAAGATAATAACATTAACCTTGATGAAGAATCAATTGATGTTGTTGCTAAAGCTGATGAAAAAATCAATGAACTACAAGGTGATTTAGCCGAATCAATTACTAAAATTGGTGAACTTAAAGAATCAATTGAAGATTTCAAACGTGGAATTATTATCGACAAATATTCAGACGGTTTAACTGAATCACAGATCGAAAAATTGGATACACTTGTAGAAGGTATTGAATTTGGTTCTGATGAAACATTCAATGAAAAAGTTAAAATCATCCGTGAGTCTTACTTCAAAGAAGAAAAAGATGATGATGATGATGATGGAGACAAGGATGATGATGATTCTACTGACTTGAAAAAGAAAAAGAAAGAAAAAGTAGATGAAGCGATAAAACTTGAATCTTTGAATGAAGATTACATTTCAAAATTAGCAAAACGCTTATAAAAATACGAAAGTATAAATAACTAAAAGATTATAAAAAAAAATTTAGGAGACACAAAATGCCAAAACCATTAAATGTTCTAGTAGAGAACTGGGACGAAGTTATTAACAATGACAAGTTTGAAAACATTGAAGATAACTATAAACAAAAAGTTACTGCTCAGTTACTTGAAAATCAAGTAGCATTTAGTAAGCAAGCAACACTTAACGAAGCCGGAGAACCTATAAATAGCGTTGGTGCTGGTGGAGTTGATAACTATGATCCAATTTTAATCAGCCTTGTAAGACGTATGGCTCCAAAATTGATTGCGTTTGACCTATTAGGTGTTCAGCCTATGTCCGGTCCAACAGGATTAATCTTTGCCATGAAATCACGTTATAACACTCCATCTGGTGATGAAGCGTTTATGGACGAAGCTAACACCGCTTTCTCTGGTGCTGGAACGCATACAGGTGATGCTCCAAATCCAACTGCAACAGGTACAGGTATGCCTACTGCTGATGCGGAAGGAAGTGATAATTGGAATGAAATGGCTTTCTCAATCGAGAAATCAAGCGTTGAAGCTAAATCAAGACAGTTAAAAGCTACTTACTCAATGGAATTAGCTCAAGATTTACGTGCTATTCATGGTCTGGATGCTGATAACGAATTATCAAATATTCTTTCAACTGAAATCATTTCAGAAATTAACCGTCAAGTTGTTCGTACCGTATATGATGCGGCCGTAGAAGGTGCTTCTGATACTACCGTTCCTGGAGTTTTCGATTTAGATATTGATGCTGATGGTCGTTGGTCTGTTGAAAAATTCAAAGGATTGTTATTTAACATTGAACGTGATGCGAATAAGATTGCTATTGAAACACGTAGAGGAAAAGGTAACTTTATCTTATGTTCTGCTGATGTTGCAAGTGCTTTACATTTAGCTGGTGCGTTAGACAATCAAGGTAATAAATTAGACAACAACTTAACTGTTGATCCAACTGGTGCTACTTTCGCAGGTGTGTATCGTGGTCGCATGAAAGTTTATGTTGATCCATATGCTACAACTGATTTTTATGTTGTTGGTTATAAGGGTGCGAATCAGTATGATGCTGGTATGTTCTATTGTCCTTATGTTCCATTACAAAAATTGAGCGCAATTAGTCAAGATACGTTCCAACCTATCATTGGTTTCAAAACCCGTTATGGTATGGTTAGTAATCCTTTCACAAGTATTGCTACTGGCGAGAATGTATACTACCGCAAAGTTGCTGTAACAAACTTACTGTAATAATAACAATAATATGTAAGTAATATTAAAAGGGTGGCATTTTTTGCTCACCCTTTTTTTGTTTTATAAATACTATTACAATGATTAAATAAATATTTTAGGAGAAATTATTATGGCAAGTGCTACAACAAGTGATTTTCAACATCATAGATTTATGAAGAAAGTCTTTCATGGGATTGATTGGACAGTTTATACTGATATTTTTGTTGCATTATTTTTAACATTACCAAACCTTGCAGGGTCAGGTGGTGCGGAAGTATCAACAACTGGTACAAACTACACAAGACAATCTGTTCCCGTTGGTGCAGTAAATTGGGATGTTGCAGGATTGGAATACTCTAACGCAAATGATATTACTTATGGTGTGCCTAGTGCAACATGGGGAACTATTGTGGGTGCTGGATTGTATGATGCTTCAACAGGTGGTAATTTATTATATACTGCTCCATTGACTACATCAAAATCAGTATCGGCTGGTGATGGTGCGCCAAAGATTTTGGCTAACCAATTAAGAATTACAAGAGCCACATGTTAATTTAGATTTTTAAATTAATACAAAGATTAAAAGCCTACAAGTTGAAAGATTTGTGGGCTTTTTTTGTTATATTAAATAATCATAAATATGTATGTTAATATATAGGAATATGAAATGGCAGGTTATAAAACAACAGTAAAAAATGATGTACCAGTAAGTTTCCACACATTTGATTTAGATTCCAATTTAGATCATGGTGGACAAATTATTGATGAAATGAATTCAAATAAAAATCCAATGTTTACCGTTGGTGATAATTATGAATTAGAATATATATCTTTAAATCCAATAGAACCATCTGATCAACATTCAATTAGAGTTGCCGAAGTATCAGAACCAAATGGGGATTATTCACCAATATATGCAAACATTCCCCATAATTCAGATTATAATATGGAACAATTTTCTATTGAATTTATTGTCAAGAAAAAACAAGCAAGTAGAACTGCAAATAATAATGAATGGTATTATAAACATAAATATACTCCATTAGTTAAAAAAGGTTCAAAAATCAATATTTATTATAGTGATTTATATAATACAACGGATAGTCTTAAAGCTATTATTGGTGGACGTACTGTAACCCATAGTGAATCTAATAGTTGGCCCCTTTGGAATGTGGTAAATCATTATGTTTTAACTTATGGTACTGAACAAATAGATGTCAATGAATATAAAATTACATTGAGAATGTATTTAAATGGAAGAAATATTAGTACATCAACTGCCAATTATTTTGATTCTCCACCAAATGTTATTACAGGTGAACAATGGTTTCTTTTTGGTAATGGTGGTAATAATCCATTAACAGATTATACTACAGAAGATTTACAATTTGATCAATTTGCTATATATAATTATGTATTAACAAAAGAACAAGTATCAAACCATTATAGAAAAACCAAACAATATGTCGATTTAATTAAAACAGATCAACCAACATATTATTGGCGTTTTAATGATACATCATTATTAAATAATACTATATATAATACCGTTGGTGGAATAAATGGTACATATTATAATTCTTATGTAAAGGGAAATCCTGGACCCGAACACATACAGGATTCTATGTCAACGTATTTCAATAATGGTGGTACTGGTTATATTTACAATAGTGGTGGTTCATATAGTAATTATATTCCCATGTTGAAAACAAATCAGAATTATACTGTTGAATTTTGGTTTCAAATTGATCAAAATCATAAAGGTGTTATTTTTACATCCCATGAAGATAAACCAAATCATAGAGGTTTAACAGTATATGCAAACTCTAAATTTGAAAATGAAACATCGGGCGTTATTCAATGTAATGAATCAATTAAATATCAATTACACTCTCCGGATGGTGAAAACTATACTGATGGTAAATGGCATCATTTAGTATTTATAAGATCCGGCACAATGTTATATCTTTATGTTGATGGTGTGATTGTTGATTCATTGGAGGCTAATTTATTAGGTCAAAATGGTGTTTCTTCTCAAGTTCATTTAATGGCATTAGATCCTTATGTTTTATCAACGGATGGAAATTTATCAGAAGTTGC